ATAAATGTAGATTTACCTGACTGGCGTGCGACAACTGTGCACACGATCGGATGCTTCCATCTACCGTCAGGCTTGATCTTAAAAGCGTGTTCTGCCAGATACTTCTGCCAAGGCATGAATCCATTCTGAAAGATTTGATCGGCGAATTGGATGAGTTCACCGCCTTTGGATGGCAGATCGTTAATCGGTGAGCTGATTCTTGGCGTTGGTGAGCCAATTAGTAGAGCTGATGTCGTGCTTAATTCCGACTGCAGCCGATTAGAGGCTATGTCGTACACGTTGCCAGTATCTTTGACCTGATCGCCCTTAGTCATGGCTTAGGCTGGCATTCTTAGGGATATCTTGCCCATGGAGAGTCGGGGGTGTTACTCCTACGCTAAAAAAACGATTGCCCTTTGAATAATTGCAATAAGCGCATAATACTTGCAGATTCTCCATATCATCACTGCCACCCATGCTCTTGGGCACGATGTGATCGACTGTCATCGCTGCATCCTCTACACCACAGCGCTGGCACGCATGACCGTCACGCCGTAGCACCGCTGCTCTTAACGTACGCCATCTCCTTGTGCTGCCATTCTTCCAAGCCTTAGACATTAGTACCAGTTCCTCTCCTGATGGAAGCGCCAAGCGTTACACATTGAACCATAACGCTTTGTTATATATCTGATCGTCCAGTCGATCTGACGATATCCATCAAGTGTTCGGTACTTAACGTTACGCATCTGCCCCAGTCCGTAGTGGCTACCATTTACGGCAGTGATAGACCATCTGGATTCCTTCTTGATTATGTTATTTAGGCATTGAAATTGATCCCAATTGATAATGCGAGAATGTGCATATAACTTGAGATGATCGTTATCTGTTGATCCGTAAGCTGGTGTAACGCTTAAAACATAGATCAGGCTACTCATTATTAAGTACTTAAAGTTTTTTATTCTTTTAATTTTTTTTATTCTTTTTAAGTTCTTAAAGTACTTATTCAGTCTAGCATGAGAGAAGCTATTTTTGTCAAGTGCATTCATCGGTTTTTTCCTCGATTCGACTTATGCCTAAGCAACCGCACCCAGTGCATTCGAGTACGGCCACATTAGGCGGCAAGTTATCGTGAACCGTCACAACTTGATGATTTATCTGGACTTTACATATTCGACAAGGAAGTACATGCATCAGCATACTTGCTCCTAATCAGGTTCTCGATAGGCGCTAGATCCTGCTGGCCTACCCACCAAGACTCGGATCTGGAATCCTTGAATCTGGCTGATTTAGCGATGGCGATCGGTATCCATCCAGCGATGAAGTAGGTAGGAGATGTGCCTACTACCAGCACCGCGATATCAGTATTGCGATCGCTAGGCTTAATGATTAGATGACCTTCCTTCCACTTAGTCCACTTAACCTCGAAGCTGGAGCCAAGATCGGCTTGGTGCTTGAATGTGCCTACCGTTGGCTGAAAGTCAGGTTTGCCGTAGTACTTGGCCAGAGCTATCTCAGCCCCAGCCGCTTCACCGTTTCTGGCCACATCCTCGTGAATGTTTACCTTCTGAATCGACTGATCTACCTTTTCGCTGTTCTCCACTGTTCGCCTGTAGGCAGTTGTCAGAGCTGTAAGTTCTTGTAGTTTATCCAAGTCCACGCGAATCATTTCTTAGCCAGACATTCTGCGCATTTAAATAGGTGAGTTAGCCCGTCGGCTTTGTAATACCGACCGAACATTTTGTCCGCCCAGTGTTGGCAGTAATCGCACCAGTCCTTAACGCTTAAGTTTTGGCGTTCTTTAATAACTGTTCCATCTGTTGTAATCGTGACCGTTTCATTTGTTTCGAGATTTGTAAATGATATTTCGCCCATTATTCGCCCCTAGCGATAGCGGCGGCATTAGGGTAAATCATTCCTAAATCATTATCGTGATAAGCCACAGCCTTAATTTCCTGAGATATTTTTTTACGAATTACTTTTAAATTCGGCGCTTCCATATCTTGGAAATGTTCCCAACACACCCAGGTGTCTTTGTTAGATACAGCTATACATAATTCACCATCGTCATCGCAACGCATTCCGCTATCGGTAATCTCACATGCGCGGATCATAATTGTAGAGTCCACGTCTTGCCGTCACTGCTTAAGTTATACCAGATCGCATCGCATTGGCTGGCTCTGGATTTCTCGGTGCATTTGTAGCCATGATAAGGCTTGCCTGTCTTGCCCGTTCCTTCAATCAATACTCGATGGCCATGCTTACACGATGGCGGCTGCGTTTCAAGTTGTCCACCTAGTTGGCTTTGAATTGTTTTGATGGCTTGGCCGGCCGTAGTAAAGCCATCCTCTGAAATCGAAGTTGCCCAAAGATCGACTTCCTCTTTTTCAGCGAATGCTTTTGGCATAGTCTCGACCTGCTGCATATTCTGCAGGGTTGGTCGAGTTTCAGATCCAAGAACTAAACCAGCGCAACGACCGATGGCACTGGTGACCGTATCCTCTACGAACCAGCGCTTCATCTGTACGTTGTAGGACTCAACCCGACCGAATGCGTAGTCAATACCTGCTGGCTTCTCATCCTCGTAGTGGCGATAGATTCGACACTCCACAAGGATAAATCCCTTTTCGGCGCTGAAGTCTACGAGTGAAGTTTCGACTCGATTGCTCGGATAAGTTGCGTGCAGTCTGCGGATTCGCGCAGATACATCCTCGTAGTTATCTAAGAAGCCGCTCATTTTTGGAACTCGCTGATTAGTGATCGCATGATGTTTCGACCGCGTGTGTATCCAACGCGGACTCCGTCTCGATGTCCTTTTATGTAGCCAAGTGTGAAAGTGCCTGTTCCGATTAGGATCATATACACCAGAATTTGGATAGATAGTGTTGTGCTCATTTTATTGCTCCCTAGGAAGCTGCAAACCTTTTGCCTTGCTCCCTAGTTATATGATGAGCCCTACCACTGACATATGCAAGAACCTACGCCTACGCCTTGGCGAGTCTTATTTCATAAACGAGTAGCCAGCCGTAATCGCAGCGGCTACGGCGGCAGATATGCCAGTGACTTTCCACTGGATTTTCTCTAGATTTGAGATTCGGCTTTCGTGATTGCCGTATTCGACTTCCGTTAGTAGCTTGGCAAGTTTTGTCTGAGTATCAAGCAAGATGGCATAAATCTGATCTAGCGTAATTTTCACGATCGGATCGTTCATTTCTTTATGCCGAAGGTTTGATCCTTTGGATTTAACCAGCGGAGAATGACTGGAGCCAAAGCGCCAGCACCAGCGGCAAATAGCGCTTTAGGATCAGTGACACCAGCGATGTAGAGAGCAAGGCTTGCACCTAAGAAGGCTCTTGCCCACGAGCAGGCTACGGCTTTGATTTCATTCATTTGCGCTTCTCCAGTCGTTTAATTAATTTTAACGCAGCAGCTGGTGAGACGGCGATCTCGAAGTGCATTTCGTCCTTGCGTGTCCGATAATCACCGCCCCATCGCAGCCCGTACTTCTTAGCCAATGCTCGGATCATTGGGACTTGCTCCGCTGGAAACGTGCCTACTCGCCCTAGTGGATGCTGCGTTGCATTGATATCTACTGCAGTTCCCGATGAATGGTTAGACGTAACCGAATCGCTTCCCCGAACTTTTCGGAATGCGTAGCCCCAGTCATCGGGAATACCTTCATTTATTGGCTCGATCAGATTGTTAAAGTCCGCTGCAAAGCCAATCAGCAACGGAGCAGCGGCTTCGGCACACGCCAGCCGTACCTTTGTTCCTTGTACTGTAAAAGTCTTGATCGCTATTTCAGCCCGATCAGCCGATGCCGTCCAGCCGTTAGGCGATTTCATCATCCCAGTAGTAGTTTTGCTTCATCGGCAGTAATGCCTAGCCTTGCCAGTAGTGCTGCTTTGGCGGCAACGGCAGATTCAGCAGCCAGTTCTCTTGCGGCTCGTATCTCAAGGTATGCCACGCCTTCGGCATCTCTTATCACCTGCTCCGCGTTTGTCAATTTGATAATCTTATTCTCGCCAGTTATAGCATCAAATATGCCGTTGGAATCGTTCATCTTACTTCCTTCCGTAAATTGCGACTGAGCCAGTAATGTTTGTTGTCGATGCTTTCAATAGGAAGCCTGTGTACTCTCTGGCAGTATTAGGTTCGCCGCCGCCGAATGCGTAGCGATTGTCGTTGATTTCAACGACTCCCCATCTTATAGTTGGTATTTTGCTTCCATTTCCTACTTGATTCACCTGAATGTTTGCGGTTGCGCCGTAATCCACAATGCCAGTAAATCCGCACAAAATCATTTTAGTATCGTTTAGCGTGCCAAGACTCGTAGCTGTATTCGCGGCATTGTAATCTTGTGAAGTATAATAATAATCGGTTGCCTGAGTTGTCGGTCCAGCATAGCGGAATTGAAATTCTAAGTCTGCGATGTTAGATGTAGAGTAAATGTTTTCAATTACTATTTCATAAGAGCCATAAGTGGCACTGAATACTGAATCAAATGCCTGAGTTGCAACGTTTGAAAATGTAGTCCTAGCAATTAAGACATAATCTGATGTCGCTGCGGCAGCAGCCCATTTCATACCAGTTGCAGCGGCTGAGTCAGCGGTTAGGACTGTGTCATTTGCACCTATAGCGATTCTCGATACTGCATCGGCTGCCGTTGCGGCTATTAGGTCACCTTTTGCATCGACGATTGTCGCGCTAATTGCAGCGGCAGCGTTCGCGAACACTGTTGAATCTACCGCCTGCCCAAAGACCTCAAAGTCCGCTGGCAGATTAGTGACCAGATCAGTCGATTCTGGCATTTGCCAGCTGTAGTTTGAAGTTGGATTTGTCATATTTTCCCCTTTACGAAACTATTGTGGCATATTGCCACTCTAAAGTTGGAGACACGCTAGACCAAGTCTCCGTTATTGGTACGTCATTCCAGCGCATCGCCTGCAGACTGTAGGCCAGTGGTGTCAGATTCATCGTGATTGCTAACTCGTTATAACCAGCCTTAAAAGTCCAGCCTTCAACGAATCCAGTGAAAGTTCCGCTGCTCATATTTAGCGGCAAGTTATTGAGTGAAATCGGCATCCCCATAAAGACATTTAGCAAGCTGTCCCGATCACCGTCATCGATCTCTGGATTTGTTAGGTCAAATGATACTGAACTAAATATTGGTAACGGATTGGCTCTTAGCGATAGGTAGAAATCGGCTTGATCAGTTGCATCGGCTGAGTCAAATAAAGTTGTGCTGATGATTTGAGAAAGCTGTCCGAATGAGCTGATTGAAGCCGCATCGCTGGCGCTGACATCACTCGATGATGACTCGCCATATTTGATTGTCAAATTGTTTCGGACATCGCCTGCCCTTGTTTGAATTTGCAGGCCAGCAGCTCTTGCCTGATTACCGTCAAGATCAACGTAGCCGTTTGCCACAAGGTAGTTCGTTCGGTGAGTACTGTCCGCGTAACCGATCAGGCCTTGAGCATCCTCGTAGATATAACCAAGTCCTGAAGTAGCAAGTGCTGAAACCAAAGAATAAACATCGCTCACGCTGCTGTTGCGCTTTGCCAGCTCGTAGTTTCCCGGCCGATCAATTTGACCTAACCCTGTGTTTTCAGCCTCTGCCCAAGTAGTTGTCGGATCGTAATCTGCCCACGATAGCGCCGAAGGTACTGATGCCCAGTTAGCAAATAAAACGGCTTGCAAGATCGTAAAGATTTGATCGCCGTCAAAGTCCTTTGACAGCACTCCGTCAGTTAAAGCTTTAGGCAGCCTAGCCAGTGCACCGAGTGCAATTAAATTATAGGTTTGAGAGAATCCCACCGATCCCACATCGCGAACCTCTAAACCGATATCTACCACGTTACCGCCAAAGATCGGCACGAACGCAGCTGATGAATCTTTTATTTGAATAGAAATGTTGCTGTTGATATTTACAGGAATCGCCGCCTGATTAAGATCGATCAGCTGTAAGTTTATGTAGCCAGCGTTAGCCTGCTCGTAGATATTTGTTCGACCAGATTGGATTGTTAAATTAGCAAGGATCGCATCTGTGTATTCAATACCATCAATCTTGATCAACCAAATCGGATCCCATAGGCTCATACTGTGACCAAACTATTTGATCCGCCGCCGCCGCCGCGATAGAAGGAATTATTCAACGCATTGACGATGGATCGGGATACGCCTTCGGGATCTATTGCTCCCGTCACGTTTACGTTGATCACCGTACCAGCACCGCCTGACATAGACCGATTCGGAATAATCGTGCCTGATGATGACGGCTTAAATATCTCTGCCCCACGTTCTCCCACTAGGTAACTCGTTCCGCCTGTTACCGCGCCGCCATCGGCTCGACCGCCGCCGAATAAGCCTGCAACGGCTCCCACGCCTTTAATGATTGGATTGGCCAATAGTGAGATCAGCGATCGAATGCCATTAACTATGCCTGTGATAGCAGCTACAACCCCTGAGAATATATTGAGCAAGATCGCGGCGGCTTTGGCCACAACCTGCAGAGCTGCACCTAAGACTTCTCCTAGCGCTGGAGCCAATACCTTTGTGACCAATGCCGCAATCACTCCAAAGATAACAAGTAAAGGCTTGAGTTCATCCGCGTTTTCGACTACTGATTTTCTAATGGTATCAAAGGCCTTAAATAGTCCACGCAATACTGGAGAGAATATGTCCACGATTGCAGGAATTAAAGTATCGACTATAAATGTGAAAAAACTCTTAAAGGCAGGAATCAAAGTATCTTGGAAGAATGTCACAAGATTTTTTAGGATCGGCTGTAGGAATGCAATTGCTTTAGCAAGAAACGGCGCAGCCTTAAGACTTATCGACTCGAATGCAGGAAACACTTTATCCAGTAGAACCGATGTAACACTTTCAAAGGCTGGCAGTAAAGCGATACCGACCTTCTCTTGAATCTGTGTAAACCCAATTTTAATTTTATCTGAAGCGTTCGCTGTGGCTTCGGCTGTTCCGCCGACCTGAGTTTCCAGAGCTGCAAGAATCATATTTTGCGCTTCGACAATTTGACCAGACTCTGTCAGCGCTTTGATCTTTTCTTTTTCTACTTCGGTGAATGTTATGCCTGCACGAGATAGGGCAGTGATGCCCTTGATCGGATCATTCAGCGCTTTACCTAGTTGAACGGCATTCGCGGAAGCTTCACCGAATCCTGCTGCTGCAAGATCAACGGCTGCCGCTGTTGCACGATCAAACTGGCCGCCAAGTTCTCCAGCACTTACCGCTAATTCTTTGAAAGTAAGTAATTTTGCTTGAGTTGCTTTGATTGAATTGGTATCGACTCCAGTTTGTCGCGCTGTGGCTTCGGCTAATGCGATCAGTCGAGAATTGACTTCGGCTGTAGATTCACCGAACAAGCCCATCGATTTATTTATCTGTTCAATTCTAGCGTTCGCCGTTGCTGCCGCTTCTCCAGCTGCGATTGCATCCTTTGCGAACTTTACGGTGAAGGCTGCGGCTGCCACTCCTACGGCTAGGAATGCAGCGCCTGCTAATTTTCCGAACTTTCCGATCTTATCGCCGAAGCTCTGGACATCTGTAGCGCCGCCTGTTAGTGATTTTTTTAACTGATCGACATCGGCAAGAATCGAGAGCTTTAGGGTACGAGAGCCAGCAGCCACCTCAGCCCCATTTCTTTAGAATGTCAGTAAACGCATTTTCCCACGCATTGATCAGATAAGGCTGTTCGGCTCGCAAAGTCGGATAGACATAATAACCGCGAGAGCCGCGACCTTGACGGCCTGACCAGATTGGAAACTGCTTGTAATTATTTGATCCAAATTCGTAACCGCCCCAGAGATCCCGAGTAGTTGCGCCGCCGCTAAATTTTTGAGCCGCGAATCCGATACTCAATTCCCCGATCTTTGATGACTTAGAAACCTTCGATCCTTGTGCAACACGTAGCGCAGCCCGATTCTTGTTCGTGCTTGCTGCTGCTGTGATCTTGCCTTTTAAGTATTCAACAAGTGCACCAGATTCTTTTCTGGCTTGAGCCGTTGCTTCCTCGTCCATCGCTTTAAACGCTTTGAGGATGCCACGCAGATCGCCCTTGTCGTAGCTGATCGGATCATCTGCCATTTTGAGCCTCCAAGATCTCCAGCGCCGTCAGTATGTCCTCGGCATTTGTCCATTCGCTCATCGGAATGCGAGTAGCGATCGAAAGTTCAACGAGGAGACGGCTTAGGCTTCCTCGCTCGTGACTTTTGGGCTATCACTTCCTAGTTCGATGTTGGTCACTGATTCCATCCAGACATCTAACGGCTTAACTGGCTTAGTGCCAGCTTCGCGTTTGATCGCCGAATGAGCGATGAACAAGATATCCCACATCGCACCGAAGTCTTTGATCGTTTTCTTTTCCGAACGTTCCCATTTGGCAAAGTCTGGCGGATAAGCCATTACCTCGATCTGTTCTCCGTTTGCGTAAGTAATGCTAATTGGTGCTTGCATGTGTGCTCCCGATTCTATTTATTAGCTGAATGTGCCTGCTGGCGTAGTTACGCAAGTGAAGGCCAGCGATACCGTTTGAGCATCTGGAGCCGTACCGCCTGCGCTTGGGAATATAGGCTGGACATCGAAGGCAAAGACTGCCCCAGTGTCAGCTGTAAAAGATACTGCGAGAGCTGTGTTAGGTGCTGAACTTGCAGCAGTCCAAAGCGCTTCGCATAGTGAACCAACGCCGCCCCAGTCAGCGAGCATTTCAACTGCGAAGGATCCTTGAGAATCAGTAGTGAAATACGCTTTACCGTTGAGTGTTTGGTAAGTGTTGATCGTTGAATCTAGTGTGAGTGTGGCGGATGTGGCTTGTGCATCGAAGTTGTCACTGTCGATGGTGAAAGTCATATCTCTGCCCGTAATGATTGTTGTCATTCTTTTCTCCTTAGTTTGTTTGTGTGTAATAGGTAGAAACGGACAGATCCGCTGTTAGCAAGTTACTTGCCCCCACCGACGTAATCGAAGGCCGTTGAACGTCTCCGACTTCGTACCCCGAAGGCATGGCTCCGAG